AAAATGACTGGTTTAATAAACTGTTTACACCATAATCATCAGCATAGGCTTTAAGTGTATTAACTAATCCAAGGGTAGTGCCACCAATTGGTCCAAACTTCCCAGAATTAAGAATCCTAATATCTAATTGATTTTCATCTAAACCTGAATCAAATGCAGTTTCTGTAAAAAGATTAAAAGATTCATCATCTAAGTTAATACCTTTGCCAGTTAAACGCTTACGTTGATTTAAACGATATGCTTCTAGTTGTTGGTCATACTGACCACGGGCTGTTGCTTTTAATCCCTGTCGGGTCTTAGCAGAATCAGTTAAGTTTTTATAATAATTAGTTGCAAAATAATCTAATCTAGCACCAGCATAATCTTTAGCCAAAAACTTTTCATAAATAGGACGTAGTTCTGGAAAAGTAGCAATTAAAGATTCTGTTATACCGTATGCCAACGCTGCTGCTGCGCCTTCGTTGTCAGTACTTTCTACTTTTGTTGGCCTGCCTTTAGGATACTTAGTTTCAAAATCTAATTGCATTCTCGTTTTTGCGGGTCCTGATGGCATAGCATTAATTGCTTTTAATTCATTGTCATATTGCTGTTGAAGGGTAGCCAAATCTGCCATTTACTTACCATCCATTCCTGATAAAAAAGTAAGAAAATTAAGACTCTGTGCTCTGTTGTAGTCCACAGTATTTTCTTTTGGTATCTCTTCACCTAGTTCAGCACGTACCTGTGCTTCAGAAAAAGGAACTGTTGATTTACGCACTACTTCTTTGCTACCTTCTTTGATGGTAGTTAAAGTACCCTTTTCAATCTGCTCCATATAACGGTCAGTCTTGGCTTTAATAATTTTTGGGTCTACTTCTTTTTGTAGTTCAGACATATAGACATCTCTAATAATTGCCTCAACTACATCGCGGTCCATAAGGTTAATATCACGAACTGGTAGGTCCTTCTTACCGTCATCACCACCAACAGCAGGCTTAGCATTTAGCCACTTATCAAATGTAGGAAACTTTGTTTTGCCGTCTACTGTATAAGAATCTACAACCTCTACAGTAAACTCATTGGCAGCGGATAACATACCGCTAATAAGTGATGTTTCGCTACGAGCATTGTAATCACGCTCTGATATGTAATCAAGGTCAAAGAGTTGCTTGCGCAACGCTTCTTTTTTATTAGAATATAACTTACGAATTGCATTAACAATTTGAGTTTTGTTAGCAAAAGAATAATTAACACCATCTGGGTTAATAATTAAAAACTGTTGTAATGGTTGTCCATCATCCATAAGTTTATTAAGTATACGAACTCTACCATATGGGTCAAAGTCTAAAAAATATTTAGGTCTTTCTCCGCCAAATCTTTCTTCAAGAGAATTTTTTTGGTCGCGGTCAAGGTTAGCCTTGTTGGCATTAGCCTTATCCTTAGCAGCCTGTTGAGCACGGGCTTGGTCTGGTGAACGTGCGACCATTATCTGTTAACCTCCGTAGGACTTGCTGTGTTGACATCTCGTGAATATGTATTAAGCAATGGTTTAAATATCAATCTATTTGCTTCAGCAACTGCTGGATTTGCCAATGCAATCTTGTCAATGATTTCAGTAACTTCTGTTTTTCTTTGTGCTTTAATATCTGTATAGTCATATCGAGCAGCAAGTTGTGTATCTTCTCCTATGAGAACTAGGTCTGCTACTTCTTCAAGAATTAACTTCATGGCCTTGCGGGTGTTTTTATCAATTGGTGTAGTAGGACTATTAATAGCATCGTTAAGTACTTTAAATTTTGTCTTTAATACACCACGGTCATTAACAGAGCCTTCAATTTCTGCCTGCAAGAAAGGATTAGAGTTTAATAATAGTTTCTTTTTCTGTGCAGCAGCAGCAATTAATTCTTTGCGAGAATCAGCAATACCAACTGTTTTTAACTGTTCATCTAGTTGCTTAGAAATACCAAAGTATAATTGCTTATCTTCTGCAATTTGAAGTTTTACTAAATAGTCTTCTAGTTCAGGTGACTTAATTAAACCTTCTGCTTCTATCCAGTTATAAACACTTGGGTTGTATTCACCAACCTTTGGTGCAAAGATGTAAGCAATTTCCTTGTATGTATTTACAAATGATTTGTTTTCTATAGCCCAGTTTTTAAGATTATCTGTTGTGTTAATAAACACCTTGTATTCTTTTGATGTTCGTTCAACAGTATAAATAATCTTTCCTGGGTTCTTACCTACAAATGTAGCAACTGCTAAATCAAAAGCATTGTTAACATCATCGCCAGCATTACGCAAAATACCATTATAGATATCCCAAAACTCAGGTTTAAATCCAGTGATACCAACCTTTTTCATGTAGTTAGGTAGGTCTTTGCTTTCCTTAAAGGTTGGCATGGCTGGAGATACGTATCCCAAAAGAGTTCGAGCAATCATAATATTGCTTGTAGCAATCTTTAAACCTTTTATGTATTCGTACTTTTCTTCTTCTGTTGCATTTGCACTAGGAGCAGTTCCAAATGCCTGAAAGTAAGCCATAGCCTGATACATTGCTGTATTTTGTTGGCGTTCCCAATCCTTATTAAACTTTTGCAACACGGGAACTTTTCCTGACAATCCAGCACCAAAGGTGTCAAGCAACATTGGTGTAAAGGCTTTAGTAAATGTCATTGAATCAGCAAAGTTACCTAATCCAATTTTACCTAAAACATCTGAAGATTTTTCTGCATAAGGTTGTAATGACTCAGCCTGCTTTTCATCAATAATTCCAAGGCCTTCTAAAGTTGAAGCAAAGTTACGAAGAAGTCCGCGTCCAATAAGAACACCCACGGCTCCCATTGGTCCAGACAATGCTGGTTGTCCAGCATCTGGAGAAAACGATGGGTTTGTTAATCGTAGTTTAAGTGTTAACTCGTTATAAGTAGGAACCTTAAAGTTATCATTTCCAGTAAGTACTCTAAGTACTGGTTCAACAGCAGAACTTAAGATAGCATCTGTTGGGAAAATAACAAACTTTTCACCATTCTCATCTTCATAAACATCTCCTGCCGCATCAAGTCCTGTGTTTAATAAACGCAAACGATACACAGAACGCAATGGTGCTTTTGTGTATAAACGATAAATACGGCGCTGGAAATCTTCTGTTGACCTATAGAAACGAGCAACAGAACGAGCAGACATAGCAAAGTTAGACTTAACTGATGGGTTATCTACATACTCAATAAGTTTTTCGCTTGAGTCTTTAAAAGCAATTTCAGTTGTTCGCTTTTCCGCTTGTAGTCTTGCTGCTTTTTTAGCATTTTCTACAGGCATACCACTATCTATTAGTTGTTTTTCAATTCTTGCTCGTAACATGTTTTCATAAGGACCTAGTTCGTCCATACGATTACTAAAATAAACCCACAATGCTTTTTGGCGGAACATTCCTGTTGTTGTTGCATCCATTACTTCCATTGCATTGTTGCCTAGTTTAGAAATTGCATACCCAATACCAGTTCCTTCTTGAAAAATGTCCATATCAACATTTTCACCCGTGCTAGTTAGGCGCGTATTAACATCTCCACTAACTGGGTGGCGACCAAGGGTTGCTATTTCAAAATCTTTATAAGTAATACTGCCAGCAGCATTAGACCAGACTTTATCATCCATACTCTTTTTAGATTTTAATCTAAACTGTTCAATTTCAGAATATTTAGTCTTAACTAAATCAAACAATTCATCATTAAATGTATTTGGACCACCGTGAAAGGTGTTTCTTAAATCTACAAGCATAGTTTGAATGTGAATCTTAGCAATTTTTTCATCTGGTATACCCTGTTGACGATAGTAAACAGTAGTATTAAACATTGAAAGAAACTTCTGGGCAACCGTTGGGTTGCTTATAATAAAATCGTCAACCTCATCTGAGTATTTAAATCCCATTTGCTCTAGTAATTCATTACGAGCATTTAAAAAATCATCTTTAGTTCTTAATGCATCGTTACGGAAAAACACAGGCACTGGGTCAAGAACTACGGGACCAACAACACGTTTGCTATTGTATGGGAAACGAGTACTCCAGTTATCAAAGTGTACTTTAGCAATCTGTGTTTCTGACATTTGAGAAACTTGCTTTGCTGTGTATTTATTTCCAGCAATTAGGCCAGCGTCTTCATACATTTTAGTTAAATTGCTAGGAGTAAACATTGAGTCTACAAAATCCACGTCAATCTTTCCAGAAATAGAAGCACGTGCACCCATTGAGTTAATCATTGATTCAAAAACAACAGGGTTATGCTTCATTAACTTACTAATATTTTTCCAGTCAGATTCAGAAACTGTATTTTGATACAATTGCTGAGCACGAGACACCATGTTTTCGCGAATCAATGCCATAGAAACTTCTGCCTCTGGCACATCATAGCCACGCTTAACAGATTCTAATCTTGCAAGTTCTCTTACTGCTTCTATTCTAGTTTCTGGACTAATCTTTTTTGTTGGGTCTAACTTAGGCATCAACTTAAGATAAAGTCTAGTGTATAAACCTTGAGATGCTTTAGAACCAGTAATAGCAGTTAAGGCTCTTGTTGGGCCAATGGCAGAACCAGAAAAAAAATCTCTTAAAGCATAAAAAGGAGCATACAAAGAAAAGAAGAAAGTTTCATCTATTCCCGAACGCGTACCCGAACGTGGGAACAGGGTCCAGTTTGCCCAAAAATCGTTAAGATTTTTAATATTGTTGCGTCTTGTTAAACCAGATATTGTAAAAAAGTATCTAAATTTTTCATTTCGCTTAGAATCAGCAGCATACTGATACAGCAAATCATAAGGTAGCGGTGCTACACCTTCTGTTAATTGAGATGGCTGAATAGCACCCTTGCTTGATAGTAATGGTGTTTCATTTTCAAAACGAATTGCACCCTTTTCAAAAACATCTAACCATTCTGATGGTACTTCGCTTCTAGTTGTAGCAATAAATCCATCATCATTAAATGTTTTAGATAAAATTTCATCCATGCTGCTCTTGCCGCCAACGGTTCCACCCATTCCGAGTTTAAGCATGTACCCGTAATAAAGGTTGCGAACTACCGTTCTTTGCAATTCTGGTGGTGTATCTAAAAACAACTCAACAAGTGCGTCAGCAAACTTAGTATCCATTACCTGGTTTGCTAAATTTCTTACGCTTTCAATTGTTTTAATTGCGTCATCGCCAAATTGAATACGTCCAGGTGAGCGAGCCAAACCAGTACCAACCTGATAAGCAAATTTTCTTGCTGCTCTAACATTAGTTTGAAGTTCAAAAATATCTGCAACAGCAGGGTTAACAAGAACATCTGAATCGTCAGAAACCTTTTTTAAGGTTTCCATAATAGTTGCTAAGCCTTCATCGTTTTTACGGATTGCTTCTTCTGTAGAACGGGCAGCAATTGTAGGATTAAAAGTATCATATATTGTTCGTGTAATAGCAGAGGTTAAGTTTCTAGAAGAACGAGCAGTAACAATGCCGTCACGACGGAAATATATTCCATCTACTGGACCACTTAAAAATGAATCAAAGTCGTCTACTTCTGTAAAAAATCTTTTAGCACCTACTGCGTTAAAGTCATCAGTTTTCTTCATTTCAGAACCAATTAGTTTAACTAGTTCTCTATCTCTCCATTGAGGATAGTCTTGTTTAATTCTATTCCAAGCCATTGATTTTACTGTTGGGCTTGTAGCATCAGTGTATTCTTTAATTAACGGACCAAGGTCGTCGTCCCAAAGTTTAACTACCTCTGGTTGAGTAAATGCCCAATCCAATGCTTTAGAAGTATCGCCCGATTTTTCTGCAATAAACTTGTATTGGTCAGCCATACGCTCACCGCGAGTTTTTAATCCTACAAATCTTACGGCTTCGCCAGCAGTAACATTAAGACCAGCAACACCTTTAGTAACTGCTTTAACAGCAGGACCAACACCAACATAAGTCAATGGGTCAATTGCAAATTGATAAACTGCATCTACTGGAGCGGAAAGTCTTTTCTTTAATTTAACTCTTGCTTCTTCTTGTGACTTAACACCAGCAATAGCAAGAGCCTGCTTAGTTCCTTTTTCTGTACTTAAATCAATTCCAACTCTTTTAAGCATTTTTACTGCCCAGTAGTTTTTATTAACAGTTGGAGAATCTGTAGGTGCAGCCTTGTTTGCAAAACTACGTCCCAAAGAAATTTGAGACTCTACCTTAACAAGGTCTAATAGGTTTTGAAACTTTTCTGGTTCATTTCCCATAAAAGAAATAGCGGCATACATGTCTTCATCAAAAGGCTTTCCGTATAAATCTAAAGATTCACCAATTGTGCGGCCTTCAACATTACCTCTAACTAATGTAATTAAAGCCTTGCCGTATTGCTTTTCAAAATCTTCAACACGCTTCCAGTTCCAAGAGTTTAAACTGTTGTAAGAATCAGAAAGAAGTTTTAAACTAAAAGGTTTTCCTTGACCCATTTGAGAGGCGACTACATATGGAGTGTTAATAGCCCGACCATATACTTCAGCAACTTTAAAACCCGCAATCAAAGGACTTGCGTATGCAGCAGCAGTTCCTAATGCAGCACTTTTTGTTGCTGTTAAAACATTTCCTAGAAGACCTTTTTCTTCTGCAAACTGTGCTTTATCTGGATGAATATAACGAATATTATTTTGCACAAGTGGGTCAAGTTTTAAAAATTCTTCACGTGCTTTTTTTTCGCTTAATTTTAATAACTCTTTACCTTTAACAGCACTTAAAGAAAACTGCTCAACCATCATTTTGGATTGAGAATCAAGGTTAGATTTAATAGCAGCAGAATAAAAGTTAGGATTTAATTTTGCTACAGATGGGTCTAAAGGAACCTCTGGCATTAAGCACCACTATCTTCTAGCATACGATAAATTAACTCTGTTTCTCCAGTTGGGTCCTGTTGAGCAATCTGGCGAATAACCGAAAGAATATTTCTTTCCTGCTGTTGAGGAAGATTTAAAATAGTAGAATCAGGACCAGGTCCAAAGTCAACACCAGCAGTAATCGGTTCATCTCTAAACTTTGTTTCAGCAGTTAATGGTGTAACTTCTAAAGGACTAGTTCCAACTCTTTCAGTGCCTTGCATAGGTGCACCCATTTGCTGAGCCATGGTTGCTTGTCCTTCGCCATACGGCATGCCAGCAATATACTTTGCGGGTTGTGTAGCACGGCCTGATTGCCCGTTGCCACCAGTTGCGGAAACATTTGCTGGATTATTTTGAGGGGCTGTTGGGCGATACCCACCACGATTGTCCATTGGTGCAGTTGTCACTCTTCATCCTCCTCTTGCTCAATAGGTTCGTGCTTAGTACCAAGTACTTCGCTGTTGTACTCTTGTGCCATCTTCATCATCCCGTATGCGTTCCATGGTGTCATGGCTTCGCTAACTTCTGTGTGTAAATATCGGGTCCCTTCGTAGTCTGCCCACTCGGTTATCATTAACCAGTTAGTGCAGATAAACTCAGTCCCCTTCTCATCTTCTTCTATAAGAATTTTTAATGCTTCTTCTATTTTATTTCTAAACTCTTTGCTCATTTTGCGTTCTGTATCTTTACTACAACTGGCTCACCAGTATGTATATCCCAGCGAGACGCAATTTTAATTGCCATTCTAATATCTATTTCCGCCACTTTTGGCGTAGTTTGTTTTCTAGAATTAGCAAAAGCCTCAATGGCACCGAGAGCAATGTCAGCACCACTGCCAGAACAGTAGATACCACGAACATCGCGGTCCCAAGAATAATCTTCAAAGACAGGATAAATAACTCCACGAACGACGATAAGAAATTGTGAATCATGTGCTGCGGCATCCCCGTCTTCTTTCATGTCATAACCAGAATCAATAAACAATTTACGCATTGCTGGTATAAATGTTTGTGTCATAAACACATCTAAGTCATCAGTAACACGTGGCTTAGGTGCTTTCCACCCAAACTGCAAAATGTTAGAACCACGACTAGCACCAGAACCTGCAATTAAGATTCCATTGTTTTCAATAATCTTATGTGTTGCCAGTTCCATAAAGCGACCATCATCACCAGATGAACGAGAATCACAGCCAACGGCTGCCCAGCCATTTCCCTGAATTGCTACAAGCGTTGTCATTGTCCCCTCCTTAAGTTAGCGTCGCGTAACTGTCCTTGCTGATGCTGAGGCTTCTCCGCCTGATGTTAAACTTGCTAAAAGACTTTGTAGCGGTGCTGGACCTTGTGGTGCTTCAGGAGCGCCTCCTGCTGGCGCGGCGGGAACAGGGGACGGTTGCTCAACCTGTGCACCAGCAGGAGGTAATTCTGGGGCAAAGACTTCTTCAACCGCATCCTCTACTGGTATGCCACGTTGACGAGCCTTAATAACTCCAGCAATTTTCTTTACCACGCCCGATGGGTCCCCACCTTGTACAGCCATTTGTGGAATTGCTTGTGTATATGCTTGCAAAGAACTAACCAGTGCTTTACGCATATTTTCAATTTCAATTTTTTCTTGCTCTTGTGTTACGTTAATACCAAA